GGAACACGACCAGCTTGATAGGAAAGAGTTCTTAAGGATAGACGCTGCCGGTGAGTTCTACTGGGATGATGAATTTATCTTTGAGACAGACCCTACATCAACACTCATGCAGAACAGAGAAATGATGTGGAACCAGACCGATATGAAGCTTCAGTCAGGTGCCTTTGGTCCTGTAGGCGACCTTGAAACATCAAAGGCATATTGGACGATCATGAAGGCCAATGGATATCCTAACGCTTCCTCAGTGCTAAACCTTGTGGAAGAGAGGATAGCAAAGCAACAGGAAATGGCAGCTATGCCACAAGAAATGGCAGCTATGCCGGAAGGAGGCTTACCAAATGAAATGCCCCTTATGTAATACAGAAATGCGCATAGTCAGAACAAGCTATGTGCAGAACGAAGGCAAGATATTTAGTAAACAGGTTCTTGCTTGCCGGAATAAAAATTGTTCCAACTATGAAAAAGAAGTAAAGACCGTATATATCCCTATGGGTAATATATCGGAGGACTCCAATGCGGAGGTAGAGGAAGCTTAACAGGCTTCCTTTTTTAATACCTACATTTCCCAGGAACGGGCAAAAATCCACAGAAAGGAAATTGAATATGAAGAAGTTTGAAGATGGTCTTTTCCGTTATAATCTTCAGTTTTTTGCAGAAGGCGGAGAAGGAACAAGCGAAACCACTCAGGAAGCCGCTGAACCTGAAACCGCAGATGCCACCGAAGTAACAGAGGACAGTTCAGAAGGTGAGACAGGGGAAGTCACCGAACCCCAGGGACAGTCTGAAGATGCTAACAGGGCATTTGCAAGTATGCGTAGGGCCAAGGAAGCCGCCGAAAGAAGGGCTGCCGACATTGATGCCCAATACGCGAGACAGTTCGGAAACCTGAGAAATCCGGAAACCGGACAGCCAATCAGAGGCGCACAGGATTACTTTGACGCACTGGCAGCACAAGAAAGAATGGCAGCCAGAGAACAGCTTAAACAGAACAACGTAGACCCTTCTTTGATTGACAAAATGGTTGCTAACTCACCCGTTATCAGACAGGCAGAGGCGGCAACAGCTGAGCTTAACAACATCAGGTCACAGCAGCTCATTGACGAAGACGTAAAGGAAGTAATGAGGATTGACCCCACACTTACCAACAGAGAGGACTTTTTTAAAGATCCCGGTGTTATCGAGTCAGTGAATTATATTGCTTCACACCCTGGAATGAGATTAAGCGACGCGTACAAGATCGTAAACTTTGACCGGCTTTCAAGTTCTAAGACAGCCGCAGCTAAACAGGCCGTAATCAATCAGGTTAAAGGCCAGAGTCATTTAGCAAACGGTAACGGACTAAACGTACAGGACAGCTCAGAAGATATTCCGGCTAATCTGCTGGAAAGTTTCAAAGAAGCGTTCCCGGACAAGTCTATGAAAGAGTTGAAAGCCCTCTATAACAAGACACTACAATCCAGGAGGTAAATAATTATGGCAGTAACAATTAGAGCTACAGAAGGCTTAAAAAATGACAATATGTGGAATGAGTGGTCAACCATTCTTGATGCTTGCATTTATGATGCAGACGCACAGCAGAACAACTACGACCAGATCGTAAAGGCGCTTACACTTGAAAAGAAGTCTAAGAGATGGGGCGAGAAGTCAGCAACAATGGGTGGTCTTGGAAACTTCCAGGCAAAGGCAGAAGGCGAGAACGCTACTCAGGATACCTTCGAACAGGGCTACGACAAGTTTGTTCGTCACGCTTCATTTGGTCTTGAGGTTCAGATCTCTAAAGAGCTGAAGGATGATAACCAGCTTGACGACGCTAAGTCAAAGGTTGTTAATCTTGTTCAGGCATACAAGAGAACCAGAGCGCAGCTGACTACAGACGCGCTCACAAAGGCCGTTACTGGTACAACTTCTATTTCTTTCAATAGTGCAACAATCGACGTTACTTGTGGCGACGAAAAGCCACTCTTCAACGAGGAGCATCTTTTTAAGACTGCCGGTGGAAACACACAGTCTAACTACTACTCAGACGTATTTGATTCTCACGCAGTAGTTCTTAACAAGGCTGCTAACAAAATGAGAAACTTCAAGGACGACAGAGGAAATGTACTTGGCTTCACAGCCGATACAATCGTTCTCCCTGGTAATGATCCTGAGTACGAAGATTACATTAAAAAGGTAATCGGATCTGATGGCGAAGTTGGCACAAACAACAACGACATCAACACACAGAGAGGTAGATGGAAAATGGTTGTAGATCCTCTTTGGACACCTACAATTTCTGCTTCTAACCATCCTGTAATCATCATGTCTTCAGAGGCTATGAAGGCTCTTCAGGGCACAAAGTTCTATGACAGAACAGCGCTGGATATCATGACTGATGTTGACGTTCACAGCAGAAACCTTACATATAACGGCTTCGCTAGAATGTCTATCACATTCCCTAACTGGCGTCACGTTATGATGCTTGGTGCTTCTGCTTCAACAGCTACACTCGACAGAGCAGTATCATTCTAAAGCGTTGTTTAAAAGGGGGCCGGGGTGCATAACTCCGGTCCTTTATTTGTAAAAGGAGAGAATATGAACGTAGGAGATAGATTTACAAGAAACGGTAAGACCTATGTTGTAACTCAGGTGTGGGGCAATAATTACGGTATGAGAGAAGTTGAAGATGAAGTAAAGGACGTTCCGGTGTTTCAGGAAACCGTAGAGGAAGTTAATGAGGCCACTAAGAAGAAAGTCGTAAGAAGAAAGAAGGCTTAACATGATTACCTGGAAGGATATTAAGTACACAACTTTACAGAAAATGTTTTCCATAACAGGAAGCGCAACGACCATTCCTAATGATTCAGCAACAATGGAATATGTCAATGCTATGCCCCAGGCAGCAAATGAGGCTTTACAGCTTCTTTCTACCGCTGGAAAGTTTATCATAAAGGAATTTCAGTATGCTAATTATCCTTTCGATAATCTTTTAGGGAAGGACACATTTAAGGTGTATTCCCTTGTGAATGACACTATATCATTCGCAAAGAAGGGGGCATTGTCTTATTACTTTAAGATCATGGGAAGGCCAATATCATGCAAACTGTATGTTGGCACACATGAAGTAAAAGACTTTTATCCGGAAGAAAACGAGATAGACACAAAGCAGTTCACAACCTTTAAGGGGAACATTACTTATCCTGTTCTGGAAGAGGACGAGGACGACACTGTAAGCCTTGTAGTGGAGGCATGGACCCCTGTAAATATACAAAATGTATGTTTTTATGGGACTGCTTTTGAAAGCGACGAAGACGTACCACAGTATGAAAAATTCATCCGCATAAAGATGAATGATGTTTTGGACGATTTCTACCAGCTTGCACCAGCAGAGCTTTATAAGCTTGGTGAAAGTGGAAATCAATACATTGTGGCTAATGACTATTTCCAGGAAGCAGATAATACCCTTGTTATTCCCAGAGAAAAAGAAGGCATATATCTGATTCATTATAGAGCATATCCACAGAGAATTACCTTGGAAACTCCTGACGACTACGAAATGGCTCTTGACCCTGAAGTTGCAGACCTTCTTCCGTTGTATATGGCATCACAGATATACATGGATGATGACCTTGGAATAGCAACTTCTTACCGCAACTATTTTGAGGTAGGCCGTGACGCATTAAGTCAGGGTGCATTGATACCTAAAAAAGAGAAGTTTGTTACTTCTAGTGGGTGGGCATAATGGCAATTACCTTTAACATTCCTAGCAGTCCAAATAAACAAGTATATGAGTCAAACAATTTCCTTGGAGCAGACTTCACATCTGAGGCTTCTACGGTAGATGATACCAAGTCACCTAATGTAGAAAACATGATAAGGTCTGTTCCTGGAAAGATCCGTAAGAGAATGGGCTATAAATTGTTTGCTGATTATGGCGAACCAATTTACGGAGTACACCATTTATCTACTACGGACGTATGGCTTATCCATGCCGGAGATAAACTATATAACTTAACTTCACCTAAAGGCAGCAAGTGGATAGACCATGTAGAAAATTTCATTGTGGATAACACAGTAGATGAAAATAATATCCTCTTACAGACCGGTGATGTTTCGATAACCCTTGTCTATACAGGGATGGCGCGGCATAGGTCTGTTTCCTTCCAGTTAAACCAAAAGCTGGTTATTCTGGACGGAACAAAAATCCGTATGTATGATGGCACAACAGTACAGCCTATAGAGGACGTTGCTTACATTCCTACACTTGTAATTGATAAAGACCCTGACGGTGGTGGAACAGACTACGAACCACTTAATTTGATACAGCCAGCATGGATAGAATTATTCTATGTGGCATGGGAAGATGAAGACCCAGGCTATGACCCGTCAACGCAAAAGACATTTCAGCTTACTTTTGGCAATCTTGACAGCACACCGGTTAAAGCATGGTTGTTAAATTCAAGTGGTGAGTGGGTAGAAAAGACAGAAGGCACACATTTCTCAGTTAATAGGACAACAGGAGTAGTAACCTTTACGACAGCCCCTGGTAAGAGTCCAATAAAAGGTGAAAGTAACGTACAGATACAGGCTTATAGGACAGTAGAAGGATATGCCGACAGGATAAATCACTGTACTATCGGTGCTATGTTTGGTGTTAATGGTGCCGGTGACAGAATATTTGTTTCCGGCAATCCGGACCAAGGTGTGAATGAAGATGGTGAACTGTTCACCTTCATAAACTGCGACTGGTGGTGTAAGCAGTATGACCCAACATATTTTGCTGATACCTGGTATTCAAAGCTTGGTTCTGATACATCAGCAATCATGGGTTATTCGATAATCAACAACTACCTTGCAGCGCATAAGGACCAGAACGAGCTTACACAGTCAATCCTTATTCGTGAAGGCGACCTTGTAGACGACGAACCAGTATTTAAGCTGATAAACACCTTACAAGGCGCCGGGGCAATATCAAAGTATTGTTTTTCATACCTTGCCACAGAGCCAGTATTCTTAACAAGACTTGGGATATTTGCAGTTACAGCACAGGATATCACCGGTGAGAAATACGCACAGGACCGTAGTTATTATCTTGAAGGTAAACTCTTAAAAGAGGAACACTTAGAGAACGCTATAGCCTATTCCTGGAAAGATTATTATATATTGGCGATAAACGACCATCTTTATATCTTGGATGGACTACAGCCAATTCATACAGATAGATCACGACCCTACGCTACTAGACAGTATGTAGGGTTTTATTTTACCAATGTTCCGGCTTCAGTGTTCTTTGAGATAGACGGAGAGTTATTCTTTGGAGCAACGGACGGAAAGGTGTACAAGTGGTACACAGACGATAAAGCTCTTGAATCATACAATGACAACGGAGAACCCATCACGGCAATATGGGAAACAGCAGATATCTCAGAAAAGCTTTTTTACAAGAAGAAAACCTATAGATATCTTGCAGTAAGGTGTATGCCTGAAATCGCTTCATCTATCCAGGTATGGGCACAGAAACAAGGCCAGTGGGTAGAGATAAAGAACGATACAAGCACACTTAAGTATTTCTCTTATGAGAACTTTATTTATTCCAAAATGACATATTCCTGTAATAAGACCCAAAGGATATCAGCGACAAAGATAAGACTAAAGAAGCTGGATCATGTGAGGTTTAAGTTTGTAAACGACCTTGTTAATGAACCACTTGGAATAAACGACTTTGCCGTTGAATATACACAGGCCGGGAATGTTAAGTAAGGAGGATATATGTTTAATAAAGTAACCGCACAGGACAGGGCGAATAAAGGTAACGTGGGGTTGCCGGACACACCTAATATGACAGCCAATGAGTTACAGGAGAGGATGGATTCACTCCCTAACCTTGGCATTGATAAACTCAATGAGCTGATTGACGGTCTGAATGCAGAGACAGCAGCCGGCAATATTGGCATGGTTGTTCCTAATGGTGTAACTACCACACAGACAACGATACAGGCCGTTATAAACGCTATTGTTTTGGACTGGTCCCTTAATACTGCTAATAGGCATACACACGCAAATAAGGCCGTTCTGGACACGATAACAAGTACAATGCTGGATAACTATTCAGCACTGGTTACATTGTTTACCGGGATAGAGACAATCGCACAGGCAGTAAGCAATAACAATTCTGCGCTCCCTACATCAAAGGCAGTAAAAGACTTTGTAGATGCCTATGATATAAAGTCAAAGGTCCTTGCAGTTGCTTACCCTGTTGGAGTGATTTATTCCACTAAAGGAACAGCACCAGGGACATTGTTCGGTGGTACATGGAGTGTTTTAGATACTGATACTCAGGGTGTAACACGATACCTTAGAACGGCATAAGGAGGAATAGAAAATGGCTGTAGAAAATATCCCTATAAGTCAATTACCAGAGGCCAGCACAGCTTCAGATAGTGACGTTCTTGCAATAGATAATGGGACTACTACCTATAAGATCACGGTAGAAAACTTTAATGCTACCGGTACAGCTTCCGCACAAGCAGCAGCAGCGGCAGCGGCAGCTTCAGCAACAGCAGCTTCAGAGAGTGCTACCGCAGCACTGGGATATAAGAACACGGTAGAGTCAGCGCTTAATGACGCTTCAACCATTGTTTCCAATGCACAGACCTACGCTAACAGTGCAGAGTCAAGCAAGAATGATGCTTCCGGTTATGCGTCAGCAGCTTCCACAAGTGCTTCACAGGCTGCTACAAGTGCTAGTCAGGCTGCTTCTTATGCTACCGGTGTTCAGGAATATGCTACTGAGGCTAAGTCGTGGGCACAGGGCGGCACCGGAACAAGGGTAGATGAAGAGACTACAAACTGCGCTTATTATGCTAATGCAGCGCATACTTCAGAGACTAATGCTTCTACATCAGAGACAAACGCGGCAACCTCAGAAAGTAATGCAGCAACTTCAGAGTCTAACGCAAGTGCTTCAGCTAGTAGTGCAAGTGTTAATGCTTTAAAGGCTGAAGGCTATGCTGTAGGAACACAGAATGGCACTGCCGCTGAGAGTGGAGAACCATATTATCAGGACAATGCTAAATACTATAAAGAACAGGCCGCAGATAGTGCGACATATGCAGATGGCGCGGCTACGATTGCAGATACAAAAGCTGGTCAAGCTTCATTAAGTGCTTCAGAGGCAAAGGAAAGTGAAGAGGATTCAGAGGCTTGGGCTTGGGGAAAGATTGACGGTGTAGACGTACCGGCTACCCATCCGGCATATCATAACAATGCTAAATACTGGGCTGATGCTGCCAGTGGTGGTGCTAGTGGTGGAGTTACTTCCTTTAACGGACGATCTGGAATAGTAGTTCCGGCAGCGCATGATTATTCTGCTGATGCAGTGGATTTTGATAACACTTCAAATAACTTTACCGCTGATGATGTTCAGGAGGCTATTGAGGAAGTACAGGGTAATGTAAACACTTTGTCTGGCAGTCTTGCTACAGTGGCAACGTCAGGATCATATTCTGATTTGTCTAATACCCCCTCACTCGGAACAGCAGCAGCTAAGAATAGTACAAACTCAGTAACACAGAACAACACCGATTTAGTAGAGTCTGGCGCGGTTTATACAGAAGTAAATACATTATCTGCTAATGCTTATCAGACAGGCGACACAGCTGAGACAGCTATTGATGATGCAGATTATGTACCATTTTATGATACTTCTGCTTCAGGCAAGAAAAAGTCTTTGTGGAGCAATATCAAGTCAGTCCTGAAGACCTATTTTGATACGCTCTATAAAGGCATAAGCGTACATGATGCATGGTCTGAAGTAACCTCTAAGCCGTTTTCTACTGTTGGCAGTGGCCTTACAGTTACAAGTGATACTTTGTCAGCTGATGTTCAGAGTGTGACAGTAGGCATCTCTGGCATAGGTACTAGCATTAATCCAAGGTATCAAAGAATTGCTGTTAATGGTAACTACTTTGAGATAAACGGTACGAAGTATATAGAGACAACTACCTATACTACTTCTGGAAATAACAGAGTATTCACTTTTACCGACGTATTACAGGACGCAGTTATTGATGGTCCATATTGTGACAAGATTGGTGTAGTACCAACAGCACAGACCCACAGTGGAACGACCTATACAGTATCATTTGCGACAAGTGATGCAGTAAGCAAAGTTAGGATTTATCTAAAGTAAGGAGGGGCGAAAATGGCATTGTATAGAACAGGTGGAGGCGGTGGTGCATTGAGTGAAACGGTGCTGTGGACTAATCCATCACCGACAACCAACTTTCCGGCTAGTACAGTTACATTGAGTGCTAATTTTAGAAATTATAAATATTTAAAAATATATTTTAAACACTCAAAGTCAGCTAGTGACCCGGAAAGAATAACTATATTTAGAGCATCCGACATACATGATACCAATACTAACGTTATGATGATAGGAACAAGACAGGCAACAGGTAACGCTAGGGTAAGAGGTGTGACATCAACTAGCGATACTAATATCATTTTTTCGCTTTCCTATCAGACACAATCATCAAGCCAATCACCCACAGGGGATTATTGCATACCACTGAAAATCAGCGGACTCAAATAAAAAGGAGGTCACAAAATGAAATACTATCTTGTAAAACTACTCACCAACACACAGGGACAGGACGGAAGTTCTATTGAGGTATTCACCGATTCTGAGGACAAGACTGCAAAAGAGAAAGCTTATATTGCTTATCACAATACTTGTGCGGCTTTCCATGATGCAAAAGATGTACTCTATGCAGTAGTTGAAGTGCTTACAGAGTCAGCTGGTGTAGAGATTGTGGAAATCATTGACCACAGACCACAGCCCGAACCGGAACCAGAGACAGTAGAAGAGTAATTAATAAACATTTAATTTGCAAGACATAACCCAAAGAGTATAATATAAACGCACAAGCTAGACTTCGCGAGTCGAAAGTAGGGAATACGCTGCCCTATTGCTTGTGCTTCTAAACAGCGTGTTTATCAGAAGCGGAGGTAAACAATATGGGTTATGTTACGAACGAAGCCACTAACGACTTGATTGTAGGAGTTATGGAGAGACAAGTCCGGAGAATGTTCATTATTATTGTCATTCTTTTAATTGGACTTATCGGAACAAACTTAGGCTGGATCATTTATGAAAGCCAGTTTGATACTTACACGATTACACAAGAGACAGAAGGTGAAGATAATGTCCGTGTTAGTGGTATAACTAACGGAGACATAAACTATGGCGAAAGCGAAACAGACTATTAAAGCTAAAGTCCAGAAGGGAACAAAGCTTAACTTAGGACAGATGGAAGCTTCCGGAAAGTCCAAAACACAAACAACAATAAAAGCAAAGGTACACAAGAGGCAGTCTAAATAAGGCTGCCTTTTTTGGTGGAGGAAATATGAAGCCTGAATTAGATATCTCTGTATCTGAACTCAGTCATTTAATTGACGAGTGGATATACAGCGAAAGAGATAGGAAGATCCTAAAGCGGAGGCTCTTAGACGGCATAACTTATGAACGCATAGCGGAAGAGTTTGATATGTCACCCAGGCAGATAAGCACAATCATTTACAAAGGTACTCAAAGGATTGTCGCTAAACTTCCAACATTACAACAAAATAAAGCCGATTTATTTCATGAAAACTGCATAGTTGCATCATTCTAAATAGTATTGGAAATGGAGATAATTGAGTTATAGGAGGACATTCCATGTACCCTTATAACAATCAGATTTATCAATCAATTCTCCAAGGAATCCAACAGAATAATCCAATGGGTAGACAGGAGGTTACAAAAGTATCAGGTCGTCCCGGAGCAGAGGCTTTTCAGATGGGACCGGATAGTAGTGCATTACTGCTTGATACTACCGCACCTATTGTTTGGTTAGCTCAGACAGACGGAGCCGGATATAAGTCGTTATTACCATACGACATAAAGCCTCATGAAGAGAAGCCCTCAGAGGACAAGTTTAAGTCCCTGGAAGACCGGATTACAAAGTTGGAGGTCATAATAAATGCAAAATCCAATACTGGAAATGTTAAGCGGAAACCAGAATCCGCAGAATAACATAATGATGCAAGCTGTAGGAGCTATGTTAAGAGGCGAAAGTCCTCAGTCCTTCTTACAGAATCTTGCAAAAACAACACCGGAGTTACAGGGACTTGACCTAAACAATCCGGGAAAGGCCGCTGAGAATTTATATGCTCAGAAAGGCCAGGATATAAACGTTGCTAAAGCATCAATCATGGATAGAGTAAGCGCGTTTATCAAAAAGTAGTTCATTCTTGCAAGGTGAAAATAAATAAAGGAGGACAAACAAATGTCAGAAGGTGGATCATTCATGAGTTCAGATTGGCTTGGTGCTTTTCTGATAATCGCCATCCTGTTTGGTGGTGGCTTTGGTGGTTTTGGTAATCGCGGTCCTGTAGGACCTATGCCAAACTTTGCAACAGTCCAGGACGTTAACGAGGCTGTAAATAACCAGGCTACACAGGAAGGAATCAGAGACGTGCTTCTTAGTTCCGCAAACAACAACTACGAGACAGCAAGGCTTATTGATAATCAGAGCATGTATCTCACTAACCAGAACAGCACGAACATGAGAAATGCTATCCAGGGATTTAACAGTATTGGACAGCAGATTATGAACCAGACAAACGTACTGGGGTCTAAGTTGGATCAGCTTGGCTTCCAGATGGAGTCATGTTGCTGCTCAATCAAGACTCTCATCAAAGACAATCAGATTGCCGATCTTACCAATCAGCTTAACCAGGCTAACAATGTTGCAGTTAATTCTGCACAGAGTCAGTACCTTCTTGCTCAGATGGGTAAGTGGGTTGCTAACGCGCCAGCAGCTACAACATGAGGTAGCCTATGGAAATCATAAAACGCATATCTGAGAAGATTGACGAAGAGTTACATGATGCAGAAAAGTACATCAAATGTGCTTATAAGGTAGAAGAAGAGTTCCCCCAACTCGCAGATACCTACTACCACTTATCACTTGAAGAAATGAAACACGTAACAATGCTTCACGATTCAGTAGTGGCGATAATCAATGATTACAAAAAGGACCATGAAGTTCCTGAAGGAATGCAAGTCCTATATGATTACCTCCACAACAGACAGATTAAGTGGGCGGCAAAGATAAAGGCAAAACAAGATCAGTACAAATAAAAATAGGAGTTACCACTTTAACCGGTGGTAGCTCTTTTTATTGGGAGGAAACGTAATGCCAGACTTTAAAGATATAGCAACTTTTATTTCTCTTTTAATCGCTGCCGCGGCATTATGGCGAAACCTGAAGGGTGATACCAAAAGTGATGGGGCGCAGATATCAGAGATCCTAGTGAAGATGGAGCTGGTACAATCCGACCTTAAAGAGATTAAGGCAGATTTTAAATCGGAAATAAAGGGACTCAAATCGGATATAGAGTCACTAAAAGATAGGGTAACTATTGTTGAGCAATCTACCAAATCCGCGCATAAGCGTATAGACGTGATACATCATGAACATATTTCGGAAGAATAAAACAGGAATAGAACGGTGCAAGTTATTGCAAGTTAAGACCAAAAAGATAGATAGGATTGTAAGGGGAGTCCTTATTTATTGGGTGGTTTTTGTTTGTGTAGCTTGGATAACATTCTGGATCAAAGACTCCGTACCGGACACACTGGTTCAATATGGCCTTGGTGGTGGTGCTGTAGAGTTACTAATCACCGGAGCTATTGAAATAATGAGAGACAAGCTTAATAAGGAGGACGAGCCATGATTGAAAAATTGACGAGTAGAAAATTTTGGATTTGTGTAGCAGCTTTTCTAGCTTCCGTAGCAACCAGTATCAGCGGTTTGGTAACTGAGAACCAGACTGTAGCAATCATAGGTACTGTATGCGGTATTTTGTCTGCGGCTATCTATGCTGCGGCAGAGGCTTACGTTGATGGTAAAGCTGTAAGGAAGGATTGATTATGGCTAGTAGTGCAGAGCAGAAACAATTCATCAATACAATTGGCCCTATAATCCAGGAAGAGGCTAAGGCAAGGGGCTATAAGGTATGCAGTCCCATTATTGCTCAGGCCTGTTGCGAGTCAAACTACGGAACGAGCTGGATAAGCAAAGAGCCATTCTGGAATATGTTTGGAATGAAATGTGGGTCTTCCTGGAAGGGTCCTAGTGTTAATGCCAGGACCAAGGAGGAGTACACTCCGGGACAGCTTACGACCATCCGAGACAATTTCAGGGCTTATCCTGGTGGACTCCGTGAAGGTGTTAAAGGGTATTTCAGTTTTATCAACACTAAGATGTATGCAAACCTAAAGGACGCTTCAACTCCTAAAGAATACCTGGAATTGATTAAAAAGGAC